TGCGATACTGGCCCGAGTGCCCGGCGGGGATCTACTCCGCTGGGCTGCGCAAGCGGGACATCGACGCGCGGGTGCTGTTCTGCGGCATCCAGAGCGTGGCCGACAAGGCCGACAAGATCGGATGGGCGGACATCGTGATTGTGGACGAGGCGCATCTCATCCCGCGCGAGGGCATGGGCAGGTATCGCAAGTTCCTCGACGCGATGAAGTCGATGAACAGTCGGCTGCGCGTGATCGGACTGACCGCGACACCGTATCGCACGGACAGCGGCCTGCTGTGCGAAGGCGAGGACCGCGTGTTCGACGGCGTGTCCTACGACGCGGACCTCGTGCAACTCATCCGCGACGGGCTCCTTTCGCGCACGGTCGCGAAGCAGGTCGGGCACGAGATCGAGACCACCGGCGTGCGCGTGCAGACGGGCGAGTTCAAGGCGTCGGACCTCGAGGCCGCAGCGATGTCGGAAGACGCGGTGCCCGATGCCGTCGCCGAGATCGTGCGGCGCGGTGCGGACCGCAAGGCGTGGCTGTTGTTCTGCGTGTCGGTCAAGCACGCGATGGCGGTGGCCGACGAGCTGCACAAGCACGGCGTGCAATGCGCACAGGTCTACGGCGGCACGCCGTCGGCGGACCGAGCCGAGATCGTGCGACTGTTCAAGAACCGCGAACTGCGCTGCATCGTGAACGTCAACGTGCTCACGACCGGCTTCGACGCGCCGCACGTGGACCTTGTCGCGATCCTGCGCCCGACGTGTTCGCCGGGGCTGTTCGTGCAGATGGCGGGGCGTGGGTTCCGCACAGCGGAAGGCAAGGCCGACTGCCTGTTGCTTGACTTCGGCCAGAACTTCAAGACGTTTGGCCCATTGGATGAGATAAGGATCACCGGCAAGCCGCGCGAGGATCGCGAGCCGGGCGAAGCGCCGGTCAAGACGTGCCCGTCGTGCGAGTCTCTGGTTGCCGCGAGTGCGCTGGAGTGCGCCGACTGCGGGCACCTGTTCCCTCCGCGTCAGCCGAAGCACACTGCGAAGGCGGACGAAGTCGAAGCGGTGCGCGGCTTGTCGGTACCGAAGTTCGAGACGTTCCGCGTCGGGTTCCGCGAGTGCGTGCGCCACAGCAAACCCGGCAAGCCGCCGTCGATGCGCGTGACATATCATCCGCAGATGTTCGGGCCGACGGTCTCGGAGTGGATCTGCGTCGAGCACGAGGGCTACGCGCGCCGCAAGGCTGAATCGTGGTGGCGTGAGCACGGCGGAGAGATGCCGTGTCCGGTGACCGTCGCCGAGGCGCTCGCCGAGCAGCACACGCTGCACGAGACGCTGGAGTTGACCGTCCGCACCGACAAGGAGTTCCCGGAGGTCGTCGCCAGAAAGTTGAAACTGGAACCCGGCAGCGACGAGCCCGATGCTGGTCCGCCCGTCGCGACGCCCATCAACTACGACGACATTCCGTTCTGATACCCCTGGTCGGTCAGGACCAAGGACCCATGTTCGCATCACCACTCGAAGCCGCGCTGCGCTATGCCAGCATCGGCTGGCCCGTATTCCCCTGCAACGAGAGCAAGCACCCGCTCACGCCAAACGGCTTCCACGGGGCGAGCATCGACCCCGCCGTGATCGCGCAGTGGTGGGCACGCAACCCGTCGGCGCATGTCGCGGTCGCGTGCGGTGCTGCGCGGCTTGCGGTCGTGGACTTGGACTACGACCCGAGCAAAAGCAAGGACGGGCCGAGCGCGTGGCAAGTCATGTGCGAGGACCTGGGCCGCGACCTGTGCGGGCTGATCGCGACCACGCCGCGCGGCGGGCGGCACCTGTTCTACCGCATGCCCGACGATGCGGTGGTCGGCTGTCGAGTGGACGTGGTGCCGAAGTCGGGCATCGACGTGCGCGGGGAGGGTGGCTACGTGCTGCTGCCGTCGCCGGCATCGCCAGGGCGCGAGTGGCGAGCGGGTGACCCGTTCGACGTGGACACGGACGGTGTCGGCGACTGCGGGCCGATGCCCCAGTGGGTCAAGGACCTGCTCGCGACCACCAGCGAGAAGCGCGCGGGCGTCGGCGGATCGTCGGCGGGCGGCGTGAGTGGCGTCACCATGCCGCTCGACGCGGCGGCGGTCCGGTCGATCCAGTCGGCTCTTGCGGTGCTCGACAGCGACCCGCATGACGTGTGGCTGGCCGTCGGCATGGCGCTCAAGAGCACGAGCGCGCGTGACCAAGCCTACGACCTGTGGGTCGAGTGGTCGCAGACGTCGCCGAAGTTCAACCAGAAGCAGCAGCGGCGGCGGTGGAACAGCTTCAAGGAGTTCCGGGACGACGGGTCCGAGATCACGCTCGGCACGCTGTTCCATCTCGCCCGCGAGCACGGCTGGCAACCGCAGATGGAACTCGAGCTGGCCGCCGAAGTGCGGGCACCGGAGCCGGAACCGACCGACGAACAACCGGCGCCGCAGCAACAGCAAACCGGCCGCGAACCGTTCCCGCGCCGGCTGCTCGACGACCTACAAGGCACCGTCGGCGAAATGGCCCGCTGGATGGTGCGGTCGTCACCGCGGCGACAGCCGGCCCTGTGCCTTGCCTCGGCCATCACGTCGATCGGGGCGTTGCTGGGCCGGCGAGTGCAGACTCCGACGTGCCTGCGGACCAACGTCTACGCCATGGGTATCGCTGAGACTGCCAGCGGGAAGGGTGTCGGGATCAAGCTGCCCACGAGACTCTTCGTCGCTGCCGGCGTGTCGCGGTTGATCGGGCCCAGCGAGTGGAAGTCGGATGCCGGACTGCGCGCCGCACTGGCCGAGGAAGATCGCAGGTCTCAGGTGTGTTTGGTCGACGAGTTCACCAAGTTCCTGCAGGCAGTCAGTGGCCGGATGGCAGCGGGCCATCAGCTCGGCATCAAGCGGTCGCTGCTCGAGTTGTTCGGCAACGCCGACGGGACGTGGTTGCCGGCGGCTTACGCGGACCTGAAGCTGCACCCGGCGGACCCGATCGCGGAGCCGAACCTGTGCGTCTACGGGACGGGCGTCCCTTCGGAGTTGTTTGCCAGTCTGGATCGCGGCGCGGTCAGCGATGGCTTCCTCAACCGATTCCTCGTGTTCTTCGCCGACGAGCAGATGCCGGCGCGCCAGAAGATCCACAGCAGCGACCCGCCGATCGAGCTGGTCGAAGCGGTGCGGGACATTGAGCGGCGGACTCGACGGGTCGGGGACCTGCACGGCGTGTGCAGGACAGTTGCGGTCACGGGGAAAGCCGACGCGCTGCTCGACGAGATCCTCGACGCCAGCGATGCGCGGGTGCGGGAGTTCCGCGCCGGTCGCCATCCGGCCTTGGCAGACCTCTGGGTGCGCTACGGCGAGCACGTCGGCAAGTTGGCCCTCATCCGTGCCGTGGCAACCGATCCCTCAGCAGAGATCGACGTGGCGGACGTGGAGTGGGCCGACGCGGTCGTCGGCTGGACGTTCCGCCGGCTGGCGGCAGAGGCCGAGGACCGGATCAGCGACTCGGCGGTCGAGGCCGCGACGTTGCGCGTGCTGCGGACCGTGCGCGAGGCTGGACCGCTGGGCTTGTCGATGGCGGACCTGACGCGGCGGACCCAGTGGCTGCGCCGGTCGGAACGGAAGGACACGCTGGCTTCGCTGGTGGAGTCCGGTGAAGTAACCATGGCCGTTGAAGGAACCTCCCCAGTCGGCGGACGCCCACGGACGATGGTTGTCGCCGCCGGCTGAGACGCATCCCCGCGTAGTTGCTTGGCTTGTGACCGCGTGTCTATTTCGACACCGCGTGTCCGATCTGCCGCCGAGGTTCCTTCAGTTTGAAGAAACCTACCCTTCAAGAATACAGGGGAGAACGAAACCCGAACAACAGGGGAGGGGGGTGGCCTTGAAGGAATGAAAGAACCTGTACAGAGAGTAGATAGTAGTACTAGATATACTACCTAACGGTAGCTTCCTACCTCACTTGCGGCTTACCATCGACCGCAACAACGGCGGGGGGTTTCTTCAAATCCGAGCCTTGAAGTAACCTTGAAGGAACCTGTAACCCCCTACCGCCGCCCGCGCCGATAGCTGACCGCCCACGCCGCCCTGACCGTGCCGGTGGGCAACTGGAGCGCGGAGGCCAGC